GCCAAGTCCTTTGGTGATCATTCTGGAAGCAGGAACCCCTCGACGGGGCCCTCTATAATTGAATAGGAAATAGTCCAGCGGCTTTACATACCTAGCCAGCTCCAAACAATACCTCGTTCCCCTATACTGAATGCATCTTGGGTAAGCTCTCTGACCCTTCACTGAGGCGTCTAGCTTATCTCCCTTGATGAACATCCTCACCCTAGCGTCATCCGGCTGGATGGGATCCTTGATCAACGACTTAAAAGCAGACTCATAAGCCTGCCTGCGTTTCCCCGAGTAATGGTTGATCACGTCCTGATAGGTCCAAGGACCATCTACACGTAGACTTGCCTGCTTGGCAAATATCTTGCAATACCTCGTGAAAACCTTGAAGATCTCGGAATCAGTATCAGGTAACGGTACTGGTCTTAGGTGCCTGTACACTAATCCTGCCAATTCGTTACACGCACACTCGGCGTGCATAAATGGAACATACCCGTCTGCGTACCCGGTGTTCCAGTGGTATAACCAGCGCTTCGCATTGCACTCAAAGATAGCCCTTCCTATCCTAGCTCTGCCGTTAATCACACTATTTACATAATCATATTCATGCTTCGATCGAATAGATTTTAATGGTACGTCCCCCGTTGATAGCAGATCGTAACCAATTGTGAATTCGGACCAACAAAGCGTAGGTATCTTTGCTAGGCAACGCTAACGACTAGTTATAAACCCGTCAACCCCATTCTGATAGGCCCAAAGTTCTCGGCGCCTCCACTCGCTGAATTGTCCATGAAACAAACTCTCCCAAAACGTCAAGCTCGACCCGTAAGGGTTCTTGCCAGAGTTGAACTTGCTAATTCCCGTAACGGTCTCTAAGTTCACCACCCTAGCGAGCTTGTGAATAGCACTCATTTCGTCTCCATTGACCAAGAATGCTTCCACGACAGTTGCTAATAGGAAAGAAATTGCCTCTGACTCAGTCAGACCAGCTTCTTCGCACCAAACAATGGCCCTACGCATGATGTTGTGCAGTAATTCCGCCGTACGCTCCTTCATATACACCCGGAGCTTGAGATAGCTGAACAGTTCCTCGCAAACATACACTGTGTATTCAGCCTTCTCATCCTCGCCACCACGACCATTTCTAGCTAAAAGCGTAAAAACGGACGTGCCTTTGCGGACAGTACGGTTAGACTTGGGTTCCTGCATCAATTCATCACGTGATGGGAATTGACTGATTTCGCAAAGGTGTCGGGTCTCGTCTTTAGACTCCTCACCTACCTTTGCCGGCTCCTCCCGCGCCGGTGCCACAGCTTGGACATGAATGATGGAAACCGGTGCATGGATGGCAGACCTACGATCGTCTACCCTGCTTCCGTTATTGTCTCCACCCCTCGCTCCAACGACTGGGCACGCATCGACCTTCCGCGACTCTCTTCCGTGATGCGTGGCACACGCTTGACAACCCCGACCACAATCCCAACAATGGATGTACTCGAAGTTGTGCTTACGTGCGTTGCACAAGGCAACTGCTCGACCACACACCTCGCATGAGAATCGCTCCTCCGATGCTACTCCTTGAGACGATTTCTGACTCGCCCCTAACGCAATACGATCCACCCGGCATCCGGTGGCCACGTCGTTCGCAACATCAGCTTTCACCTCCATCGCGACCTAGGAAACTATTAA